CTTCCGGTTGTCTCGCAGCTTTCCACGGGCGACCAGATCCCGATTTACAACACGGTCAACGGCGACGCCAGGCGCGCGAGCCTTGCGACCATGCTCGACTTCTTCGAGCAGACCTTCGCGTCCCCGACTGTCGCTGTCAACCTCTACACCCCGGCCACCGGCTTCAGCATCTCTGCTCCGACTCCGATTAGCCAGCAGCAGTGGATGATCCTTCAGCCCGCCGGCACTCTGGCGACGGGCACGATTACGTTGCCGCTCAATACGGGCACCCCGGACGGCACGGAAATCCTCATCACCACGACGCAGCAGATCACGGCCCTTACCATCGGCCTTAACGGCGCTGCGGCTGTGTTTGGCCTGCCGACCATGCTGCAGGCTGGCGCTGGTGTGCGTCTCCGGTGGTATCAAGCCACGAATTCGTGGTACAGCATCACGGCCGACAGTGCTCCATACGGAGCCGCTATCCGCACGTTCCTAAGCACGCCCAGCAGCGCGAACCTGGCTGCTGCGGTGTCTGACGAAACGGGCACGGGTGCGCTGGTGTTCCAGACGTCTCCGGCTCTCATCACACCGAACCTCGGCAACGCTACCGGCGCCAGCGTAACCACCTCGTTCAATCAATACATCACCGGCCTCGGGAAGCACGGCTACGACACGGGCGCTGGGGGCACGGTTACTCAAGCGACGAGCAAAGCTACCGCAGTCACGCTGGACAAGCCTACGGGCGCAATCACGATGAACAACGCAGCCCTAGCTGCGGATACTACGGTGACGTTTCTCCTGAACAGCTTGGTGATCGAGGCCAATGACATCGTGGTGCTAAACCACATCTCAGGCGGGACGGCTGGTGCCTACACGCTCAACGCTCAATGCCTCGCGGGTCAGGCAAACATCAACGTCCGCAACATCACGGCGGGAAGTCTGAGCGAGGCCATTGTCCTGCGGTACGCGGTGATCAAGTCGTCCAACGCTTGATGGTGGCCCGTGCCCTCTATCCCCATCGTCTCGGGCATCTACACCGACAACGGGCCGGACGTTAGGGCTTCGTTCCCGGTCAACCTGATGCCGGTCCCCAAGGGCTCAGGCGTCAGTCAGGAGTACCTACGGCCGGTTGATGGAATCGTCCCATTCGGCACCGGCCTTGGAGTTGACAGAGGCGGCATTGAGTGGCAAGGCACCTGCTACCGGGTGATGGGCACGAAGCTGGTCACGGTGGCGTCTAACGGCGTCGTGAACGTGCTGGGCGATGTCGGTGGTACGGGATACGTTACCTTCGACTATTCATTTGACCGGCTCGCCATCGCCAGCGGTGGGAACCTGTTCTATTGGAACGGCACGCTTACGCAAGTGACCGACCCGGACCTGGGTACGGTGCTAGATGTTGCGTGGGTTGACGGGTATTTCATGACGACGGACGGGGAATTCTTGGTCGTCACCGAGCTAAACGACCCGACGCTAGTCAACCCGTTGAAGTACGGATCAAGCGAGCTTGACCCTGATCCTGTCGTTGCGCTGCTGAAGTCTCGGAACGAGGTCTACGCAGTCAATCGGCACACCATCGAAGTATTCGACAACGTGGGCGGAACCCTGTTCCCGTTTCAACGTATCGACGGCGCGCAAATCATGCGCGGGGCCATCGGAACTCACGGCTGCTGTGTGTTTGGCGACGAAGGCATCGCGTTTTTGGGTGGAGGGCGTAACGAGCCACCGAGCATCTATCTCGGCCAAAACGCTTCAAGTGTCCCGCTCGCTTCGCAAGATATCGACCTGATTCTTCAAAACTACACCGAAGCCCAGCTAGCTACGGTGAAGCTGGAAGCCCGCTTCGACCGCTCGCATAAGCTGCTGTACGTGCATCTTCCCGATAGGACGCTGGTGTATGACCACGCGGCAAGTCAGGTGCTACAGCAGCGGGTGTGGTTCACGCTGACCGGTGGCGTGGTTGACTTCGCAGAGTACCCGGCGCGGAATCTGGTCTGGTGCTATGACCGCTGGATCGTCGGCCATCCGTCGTCGGCTCAAGTTGGCTACCTAGACCGCACCATCAGCAGCCAATGGGGCCAAAAAACCCGCTGGGAGTTTGCGTGCCCCATCGTTTACAACGAGTCCAAGGGCGCGATCTTCCACGAGTTGGAGCTAGTTTCCCTGCCGGGCCGGGTGGCGCTCGGCGTCAATCCCCAGGTAAGCACGTCTTACAGCACGGACGGTATGAGTTGGAGCCAGGATCGATTCATCTCCGCAGGGACCACGGGCGACACCCGTAAGCGCCTGGTCTGGTTCCAGCAGGGGCACATGGAAAGCATCCGCGTTCAAAGGTTCCGGGGTGACACCGACGCGCATATCTCCGTCCTCAGGCTTGAGGCGCGGCTAGAGCCGTTGGAGGTGTGATGGCAAACGTCCCGCCGCTCCGCCTGAGCCGTTCGCAGCTTGCGCAGTTCCTGAAGGATCAGGAGCAAATCCGCGCGTTTGAAAACCTGTTCTCCGTGGTCGAACCGCTGGCCGATGGATCGTCGTCTAGCGACTTCGTGGAACTTGGCTCGGCTCAAGCCTCGGCCAATGAAGCCCTAGCCACTATCGCCAGCGTGGCGCATGACGCGGCGGTGTGCTGTGCTGTGACTCAAGCCAAGGCGCAAGACGCACTAGACCGCACGGCCACACTCGAACAAGAGATGCCCGTCGCCATCGCAGCGGCTGAAAACAAGGCGAACCAAGCCCTCGCCCTCGTCAGCGATCTATCCGCGACGGTTGACGGCCTGCAAATGCAGCCCGCTAGCCAGCCGCGCAAACGGCAGCGGTTTGGAATGTTTTGGGACACCACGACGCAAACGGCGGCGGCCATCAATACCGCGTATGCGGTGACGTACAACTCGCCGTCCGGGGATCCGTACTGGAGCAACGTGGCGCTCTTGCTGCACATGGATGGCGCAAATGGATCAACGACATTCATTGACTCAAGCATCGCGCCGAAGACTGTAACTGCAGGCGGCAACGCGCAGATCAGCACCGCTCAAAGCAGATTCGGAGGCTCTTCGGCCGCTTTCGACGGCGCCGGAGATGCGCTTTTTGTGGCAAACAGCAGCGCCTTCAATTTGGCAAACAGCGATTTTACAATAGAAGGCTGGGTTAGATTTAACGTCGCTCCAGCCGCGGGTCGCTATGACGCAATCTTGACCAAGCGAGCAATTCAAACGCCAGAAGTTCCGCGCTGGGTGCAAATATACCGCGAAGGCGATAGTGCAAATGTTGGAAAACTGATGTTTAACGCCGACGCAAACTCGGACCTCCCTTGGGATGTGCTTTTGTTATCGACAACGACCCTGAATGCAAATGTTTGGTACTTCTTTGCTGTGACAAGGTCAGGCAACACTTTTAGGCTGTTCATTAACGGCACGCAAGAAGCCAGCGCAACGTCAAGCATCACAATATCGGTCGACTCTGAGCCGATCACCATTGGAGGTGCGGGCACTATCATAGACGCCCCATTAAACGGCAACATCGACGAGCTGCGCATCACGACAGGCGTAGCCCGCTACACCTCCAACTTCACTCCGCCCGCCGCGCCATTCCCTGATGGTGCGTATAGCCAGAACTTAAACCAAGGCGTCGTTCTTCGTAGCCCGTCCGAAGTTCAAGTAGACACCGAAGGCGTCTACAACTTCCAGTTCAGCGTGCAGATAGACAAGACCAGCGGCGGATCAGCTAACTTCTGGACATGGTGGCGGGTAAACGGTGTGAACGTTCCCGCGTCAGCGTCTCAGATTCAGATTCAAGGCAACAACCACGAGATATTCGGAGCCGCGAACATCCTGCTAGACCTGAAGGCAGGCGACTACGTGCAGCTTATGTGGGCCGTGTCTGACACGACCGTGCAACTTCAATACTTCCCAGCGTCCGGGCCGGTCCCGGAGATTCCGTCGGTTATCCTGACGGTGACAGGCAACATCAGGAGCGAAACATGACCGTAACGGTGAAGGTGCTGGTGCCGCCGCTGCAACTGCAGGCGACGCAAACCACGCAATACACGGCCACGTCCATCCGGGCGATCATTGACAAGGCGACGGTGACGAATACAGATACCGTCAGCCGCACCTTTTCGGTAAACTTGGTGACCAGTGGCGGGTCTGCCGGGAGTGCCAATCTGGTGATCGACAATCGCACGGTGCAGCCTGATGAAACCTACACCTGTCCAGAACTGGTGGGCCATGCGTTGGAGCCGGGCGGGTTCATCTCAACCATCGCTAGCGCCGCGTCGGCGTTGACGTTCCGAGTGTCCGGCCGCGAGATTTCGTGATGGCTACGATGCCCCAATCGTTCGACCCATACGCTGCGATTCGGAATCTGCAGTTTCAGGCTTCGCCCCGCTTCCGTCCCATTTCGGAAGATGAGTGGAGCTACGAAAACACCTGGGAGGGTAGTCAACGTGTTGCGCCCGCAGGGGCCGTCCAGATCATGGGAGACGACGGCAATATGGGCTGGGCTATGCCGTCTGGCGAACAAAGCTACAACCTCGATCTTGACGCCTTAGCCAATACGCCGTTTCAGAGCAAATACAACAGCCTCGTGCCACTTGGCGACGGGTCAATGCTTGCCACTTTCCAGCGCCCTGGCATGCACAAGCACGACACGTTTTCTGTCCAGTACCGGCAAGACCCGGCGACCGGGCAGTGGACGATGGACGAATCCACCATCAGGGCGCAACGGGAGAGGTCGGGGGCGCGCCAGACTTTGAGCGCGTTAGGCGAAGCTGCCCTAGTGCTCGGGGCGGGGTATCTCGGAGGCACCGCTCTGTCAGGCATGGCGGGCGGTGCTGCTGGTGGCGCTGCGGGTGGAGCGGCTGGCGCTGCGCCGGCTGGCGTGGTTGCGGGCGGTGGCGCGACGGGTGGCGCTTTGGGTGGCGGTGCTGGTGGTGCTGCTGCCGGTGGCGCTGCGGCGGGCGGTGCTGCGGCCGGCGGTGCAGCCGGTGGCGTGGCTGGTGGCACAACTGCGGGAGCTACAGGTATGGGATGGGGTCAACTAGCGGGCCAGGTCGGGGCAAGCCTTGCGGGCTCCTACCTTCAGTCCCGCGCGGCGGAAGATGCCGCAAACGTGCAAGCTGGCGCGGCCCGCGAGGGCATCGCAGAGCAGCGGGCGCAGCTTGAGAAGATGCGCGAACTGCTCGCGCCATACGTCCAAGCTGGCACCCCGGCGCTTCAGGGTATGCAGGCGCTCATCGGCCTCGGTGGACAACAGGCGCAGCAGGAAGCCATCGGCGCAATCGAGCAGAGCCCGCTATTCCAATCCCAGGTGCGGCAGGGCGAAGAGGCGATGATGCAGAACGCAGCCGCTACAGGTGGGCTGCGAGGTGGAAACATTCAAGCTGCGCTAGCTCAGTTCCGCCCGGCCATGCTGCAACAGGCCATCGATCAGCAATACAGCCGGCTCGCAGGGTTGACGGGCCTGGGCCAGCAGTCGGCGGCGGGTGTCGGCACGGCGGGCATCAACACCGGAGCAAACGTCGGCAACCTGCTCCAGCAGCAGGGCGCGGCGATGGCGGGTGGCGTGCTAGGCCAGGCTTCCCCATATGCCAGCCTGCTGCAAATGCCCATGCAGTACGCGGGCATGCAGATGGCGATGGGGCGTAACCCGTTTGGCGGGTTTGGCACGCAACAACCTGCAGCGCAGCAAACAGCGCAGCCCGTGAGCGGTGGCGGTCTAAGGGCGCCGTCCGCTGAATCGTGGTTCACCATGCCTCAGCAAACCACTCCCACGGGGCCGTGATATGGGACCGATCAACTACTCTCTGCAAGGCATCCAAA